TTAATACTTCTTATTCTTTTGGTTATTCAGGTATCCACATTTATAAGTTTGCTTGAAAATAAGCGTATAGCAAAGGACTTAGAATTGTTAGAACAATACATTTCAGATAATACACCCATTAAATAATAAATAGAGAACTATGTCATCAAAAAAACTTGAAATATTTATAATATTAGCAATAGCGTTACCAATTATAGGATTATTTTGGTTGCTATTTATAGATATGTTTAAACAAGTATTTTAGTTCCTTGATATAGAGGCAGTAGTGTTAACGGTTATTTATTTAACTTGGTAGAACGCCGGCCAAAGGTGGCCACCTTATTGGAAGCCGGAGATGCGGGTTCAAGTCCCGTCTGCCTCTGTATCAGGAAGTTAAAAAATGTTATAATAAAGTATGAGCATAGAGCAGATAAAGCAACTCGGCAGACATCACGCTTTCGCAAAATCGGACTATTTTAAGCCCGACCGAGATGAGGATTGGAACTTATTTGACCTTTCGGCGGACGATCACGAAGCGGTAACTAATGGAGGTAATGACGAGGAGATTGAGAGAGGCAAGGCCATAGACAAAAAATGTAAGTTGATAGCAATAGCACGATATAAAGGTAAGCACAAAGAAAAACTAATTGAATTGTTTCGGGCAAGATATATGCATTTGCCTGTAGAGTCAATGTTTTATGAAAAAAGCAATACTAAATAAAGTTTGGAGGATAACAGCTGGAGGATTGCATTGCTGGTGTAATAGTAATGTTGGTGTAATAAAAAAAGAGAACAGAAATGTCCCCGATTTGCTTTGGGACAGTTTCTTTGGAAGGAAGCCAGCGCCCGAGTTAAAGGTTGAAGCGCCGGCTCCGATCGTTGCAGAATTAAAGTGGTGGCAAAAGATTTTCGCTTTCATTAAAAGATTATTCAAATGAAACCAGCATATACATACAAAGCGTTTTGTAGCCGTGTAATAGACGGGGACACGATCGTCTGCGATTGGGTAGATGTTGGTTTTCACATTAAGACAACGGATTTGAAGTTTCGGCTTTTTGGGATAAATGCACCAGAGACAAGGACAAAAGACAAAAAGGAAAAAGAGGCCGGGCTCAAAGCAAAGCAATGGCTGAAGCTTGAGATAGAGGGTAAAGAGATTATAATTAAAACTTATCGGGACAAACAACAAGATGCTTTTGGGCGATATCTTGTCGAGATATGGCTTGACGGCGTGAACATTAACGATTTGCTGGTGCAAGAGGGCCTAGCAGTTTATAAACAATACAAATAAAATTATGGGATTACTCAAAAAAAGACACAGGGCTCAAAACAATGAGCAAAAAGGCGCGCGTAAAGAAGCAGAGAACGAATTGAAAGAACGAGCAGCTAAATTCATAGCGGCGTTCAAAGAGATAAGGAAAAAATATAATTGCGATTTTGAGGCGTATCTAACCTACGCACAGGACGGGATTATACCCGCATTCAAGATTGTAGACATCACAGGAAAGGCCGAGGAGGACAAGCAGAATTATAAAACAAAAGAATATGTCGGTTAAACAAAAAACAATTTTGGTAGCATTGTTATTCTTATTTTTAGGCAATTCTGCTTGGGCTATGGAGGAGTTTAGGATAGGAAACCAAACATCAGGAGAGGTACAGACCTTTTTGGTTAACCGTTGTACTCCTGTAGAAAGCGCATTTATGCCAAGTATATCCGGCAGGAATACAACAGCAAGCGCTTTTTGTTATTTGCACGGCGCAGTTGACTTTCTGCTCAAAGAGGTTGAGGAGTTAAGAGCCGAGAACGAAATATTAAGAAAAGAGTTGGCCGAAGTTAAAGAGGCGACCGACAGCATTAAGACGATAGTGATGACCTTTCAAAGTCAGCTTATTGAGATGCAAAAGATAGTCATTAACTTCGCCAAGATATTTTTGAGCTATGGTAACTAAACTAAAATGGCATACAGATAAAAGGAAGGTCAACGATCTAATTCCTTTTGAGGACAACCCACGAAAGATAAATGAAAAGCAGAAAGAGGACTTGAAGAAAAGCTTGGAAAAGTTTAATTTGGTAGAAATACCGGCCATTGATACTGATAATAAGATTGTAGCAGGCCACCAGAGGCTGAAAATTATGCAGTTGATTGGCAGGGGTGATGAAGTGATTGATGTTAGAATGCCGAATAGGAAGTTGACCAAGGAGGAGTTTAAGGAGTATCTTTTAAGGAGCAACAAAAATACAGGAGAATGGGACTACGATTTGCTGGCTAACTTTGGTGAGGATGAGTTGTTGGATGTTGGATTTGATAGTGAGGAATTGGACAAGATATTTCAATCAGATGTAGAAGAGGATGAGGTATCTGAATTGCCAAAGCATCCCGTTAGCAAGTTAGGAGATTTATACCAACTTGGAGAGCATAGATTAATATGTGGGGATGCAACCATTAAAGAGGACCTAGAAAAGCTCACACAGGGCAACCTCGCGCGTCTTATTTTCACTGATCCGCCATATAATGTTGATTATAAGAGCCCAGGGGGATTAAGCTACGATTCTAAAAAGTTTGGAGGATCGGGTGGAAAGATATTTAATGATAAAAAATCAGATAAAGAATGTTTAGAATTTTATTCTTCAGTATTAAGAAATCTTTACGATTTTTCTACTGATGATGTTTCAATATATTGGTGGTATGCAAGTAAAAATGATTATTTAAACAGGAAATCGTTTTTAGAAAATAAATGGCACATTTCTCAAGACATAATATGGGTAAAGAATGGTCCTATATATTCAAGAGGACAAGATTATCACAGAATGTATGAGCCGTGTATGATGGGATGGAAAAGTGGTAAAAAACATTATACTAATAAAACAATAAATAATTTACGGGAAGTATTCAATTTAGATTTTAGTGATTTTTTAGAGATGTTGGATGCATGGTTTGAAAAAAGAGATGCCACACAGAAGTATTTGCACCCGACACAAAAACCAGTTAGATTGGCTGTGAGAGCAATTAAGAAGAATAGTCAGAGGGGAGATATTGTTTTGGACCTCTTTGGTGGTTCGGGATCTACTTTAATGGCCTGTGAGCAAATGGAAAGGCGAGCGTTCTTGATGGAGCTTGACCCAAAGTATACAGATGTGATTATACAACGATGGGAAAAGTTTACCGGCAAGCAAGCAAAAAAGTTAATAGGAAATTAAAGGATAAACTATGTATTCAAAAGAAAAACAACAAGAACATATTAGCCAGATAAGACGGGTTTTAGTTATTCAGCCAAATGCTACTATTTTGGGAGTGCAAGCTATATTAGCAAATAAAAAAAAGCAACCATTAAAACTCCACAAAGATTATATTAATAGATTGATAAACAAAATTAGAAAAGAACGGGCTAAAAGGTTGGACAATTACACAGTCAATGTTGTGCTGGCCAAGTTCCAAGACGAGGTAGAGGAATTAAAAAGAAGGCTCTGGTTGATTATAACGAACGCAATGACTCCTGATAAGGACAAGGTTGCCGCCATTAAGGAATTGAGGCAAAGTAGCAAGGACATATTTGACAAGATGTTTGACTCGGGAATATTCACAAAGAAAATTGGCGAGCTAACTGTTGACAGGAAGTTTAGTAAAGAGGAGCAGGAGCTTCTTGATAAAGCAATTGAATTGGACTATGGAAAACCAAACGAACATTCAAAAAATACAGGCGAGGATAAAAATTGATGATGAGTTCAGAAAGGAATTGGCAACAAAGAGTTTGATTTGGTTTGCGAGGATTTATTTTAGTAAGTATTTGTTTTATAGCACGGCACCTTTTCAAAAGGATATTTATCAATCGTTGGAGGACAAATCTATTCCTTTTCTTGAGCTTCTTATTTTTCGTGGAAGCGCCAAAACGACACTTACAATGTTGTTTTATTTAATCTGGGAGATTATATTAGGAGAAAGGCATTTTATCATTCCAATTTCAGACACCTTTGGACAGATTAAAGAGCATATCTATAATGTCAAAGCAGAGCTGGAGGATAACAAAAGGCTGATAAAAGATTTCGGGCCATTTGAAGTTGAGGAGGAAACTCAGAAAAAAGACGAGTGGCAAAAAACATCATTGATAATACCTAAATACGATGTAAAGATTGTTGGCAAGTCAACAGGACAAAAGGTGCGTGGTATGAGATATAAGCAATGGAGGCCCGACCTAATTATAGCTGATGATATTGAGGATTTGGAAGCGGTTAGAACCAAAGAAAACAGGGACAAGACGCATCGTTGGTTGACAGGTAATGTTATACCGGCTGGAGAAAAAGACAAAACGAGATATATTCTCACTGGCAATCTTTTGCACTCTGACGGGATAATGAACAGGATAAAAAAAGAGATTTTGGAAGGATACAGAGAGGGTAAGGTGGTTGAAGTACCGTTAATTGATGCGAATAAAAAAATATATTGGCCGGGTAAATATCCTGATATGAAAGCGATTGAAGCAGAAAAAAAGCAGGTTGTTGGCAAAAGCCCGATTGGAATGCGCGCTTGGTTGAGAGAATATCTTTTGAAGTTAGTCCCGGAGGAGGGGCAGGTCATCAAAGACGACTGGATAAAATACTATGATAAAGTCCCGGAAAGTGCTATAATACTGAAAGGGACAGGAAACGACTTAGCGATTTCAAAGAAGGCAACAGCCGACTTTACAACAATGGTGTCAGGCAAGCTGGGTGTGGTTGACGGTAAGCCAAAGATTTACATAATGCCTAACCCCGTTAACGAGAGGTTAAGCGGTTTTGAGACCACAGAGAGGGCAAGGTCAGTTAGTAGGGCGTTAGGTGATGGCAAAGTTTTAACTCAATTTTGGGTTGAGGATGTCGCTTATCAGGCAATGCAAATTGAGGCAATGCAACGAGCCGGGTTGCCCGTAACGGGTGTTAAGGTTAGCACGGACAAGCGGGCTCGGCTAATGACAATCGCTTCTTATGTGCAGAATGGGACAGTGGAATTTGCAAAAGAAGGATGCGAGGATTTAATTTTGCAGTTAGTCGGGTTTGGAGTTGAAAGATTTGATGACCTTGCAGACGCATTTATTCTTTGTGTTCAGGGTTTGTTGAGTGGATACGAGGGAGCGCCGGAGCTGACTTGGTTTTAATTATTAAAATAATAAATTATATGAATAAAGCAACACAACTGGGACCATTAAGAGACCCCCGCGAGGGATTTACAAACCAGTCAACAAAGCAATCCATAAAAGATTACAAACTTAGCTTAAGAAATAATATAGAGGGAAGATTATTTTTTATTGCAAAGATGGATAATATACACGATACATTAGAATATTTAGAACGTATAGAAATGCGGAAAGATCCATACGATATTATTAAGGGTGCAAAAATGAGGACTTTATTAGATATGCTCAACATTATAAAGTAAGACCTTGACAAACATTTTAATATCTCTATAATTAAACAATCTAAGCAAAAACCTTGAATAACCCTTTTAAGAAAATAGCGAACTACTTCAAAAAGAGCTACTGGACAATGTTTGGCTCAACTCTTTTTAATGAAGGAGTATTTCAACCGACAAAAAAAGACCTTTTGGACTCTTACGAGGCTTCATTTCTCGTAAATGCTTGCGTTAGGAAAATTGCAGAGAAGGTTGCTAATACCCAATTCAAACTTTACAAGGTATCTGGCAGGCCGGGACTAGAAAAAGTTAAGGAGGTTGCAAGCCACCCGCTTTTGGATTTGCTTGCACAGGTCAACCCCTATACGACAAAATTTGAGATGATGGATATGACGCAGACCTACAACGAACTGCTTGG